AGACTTCTTAACTGATCCATCCCAGCAACAACCATCAGGGCCGTCACAAGAAGAGCAAATGGCGCAAGCCGAACTTCAAATCAAGAAGGGAGAACTTGACGTCAAGGTTGCTGAAACTCAAATCAAGCAACAGAAAGTTCAACTAGATGCCGCTAAACTACAAGCAGATACAGCTATGAAGGCAGCAGAAATCCAATTAGAAGCAGAACAAGAACGGCCTGTGGGAATAGGTTAATGCCGAAGAAGCTTGAGAGATGCGTTAAGAAAGTTAGAAAAAGCGGTAAGAGTAAAAGTTCTGCTTGGGCGATCTGTGTAAAAAGCACAGGTCAAAAACCACACAGAAGGGGGAAAAGAAAAAGTTAATGGCAGATGCAATAAATCTTGATTCAGAGTTAAGGGGAGAACAAGCCTTAAGGCTTCTCGCTGACCCACTGTTTCAAGAAGCTTTTGAAGTATTAAAGAAAGATTTAATGAACCGCTGGGAAAGCAGCGGTGTACAAGAGTTGGAGGCCAGAGAATCAATCTGGCTTGCGATGAGATTGCTAGATAAACTTTATAATCATATATCGTCAATAGCTGAAACAGGACACATGAATAAAGTTTTATTACAGCAACACCCATTCATCTAAAAGAGGAATTTAATTATGGCGGATACGCAACCAGCCCCGCACCCAGCAACATTACCACCAGAACCGCTTCATGGAAGTATAGAAGAAGCACAAGAGGCATTACTCAGTATTCTTGACCCTAAAGAGGAGAATCAAGAAGAGGAGCAAGCCGCACCTACAGAAGAGGAAGAGTCCACAGAGGAAACTCAAGACGAATCATTGGAAGAGGAATCCGAGGAAGACTTGCAGGCGTCTGAAGAAGACACCGAAGAGGAAACCGAGGAGTCTGACGACGAAGGCGAAGAAGAACCTGATGTATATGCTGTTACTATTAATGGCGAAGAGCATGAGGTATCCTTTGACGAACTTCTGAAAGGCTATTCGCGCCAGTCAGATTATACCAAGAAAACACAAGAACTGTCAGAACACCGGAAGGCATTTGATAACGCCAAGCAACAAATGGCTCAAGAATACCATCAGATTCAGGCAGAAAGGCAGCAATATATAGACTCTTTACAACAGATTGTAGATAGTTCTGTTCCGGGTCTGGAACAGTATGCCAGTATAAACTGGGAACAACTGAAAGCCGAAGACCCAATAGCATTTATCACAAAGAAGGAAGAGTTTAGAGATTCTCAAGATAAAATGGCCCAATATCAGGCACAGCAGGAAGACGCATATCAAAAGCAGTATCAAGAATATCAGAAGCAAGCCCATCAGGCGCTCCAACAGGAACATGCCAAAATGGCTAATGCTTTGCCAGACTGGAAAGAACCAGAAAAGCAAAAGCAGATCGCTAAAGATATAAAAGAATATGCTCTTTCAGTAGGCTACACACCTGAAGAAATTGGTTCCCTTGTGGATCACAGGTCTTTGCTTGTTCTTATGAAAGCCCAAAAATATGATAGTTTACAGAAGGCAGATGTTAAGTCTAAAAAGCTTAAAAATAAGCCCAAAGTAATACGCGCAGGAAAGGGCAAGAGTAAGGGCGAAGAGACTAAAATTAAAAATGCTGCAAAAATGAAACGTCTTCAGCAAACCGGCAGAGTCGATGACGCTGCCCTTTTGATGGAAGATTTTGTAAACATTTAACATGAGGATATAAATCATGGCAGTACCAACAAATACACGCACAACTTATGGTGCTGTAGGTATCCGTGAAGACCTCTCCAATGTTATCTACAATATCTCACCGACTGATACTCCATTTATGAATGGTGCTGGCAGGGATTCTGCTAAGTCTACTTATTTTGAATGGGAAACAGATGTGCTTGCATCAGCAGCTGATAACTTTCAGTTGGAAGGTGATGACTTGCAATCGACAGCAGTTGTTGAACCAAGTCGAGTAGGTAATTATATGCAGATATCGTCCAAGGCAATCCAGAGTTCTGGAACAGCCGATGCGGTCGATTTTGCTGGCAGAAAGTCTACACAAGCCTATAGAATGGCGAAAGCCGCTAAAGAGTTAAAGCGTGACATGGAAAAGATGTTAACGCAAAATACCGCAGCCGTTGTAGGTAATAACACGACTCCGGGTACAGGTGGTCAGCCGACTGGTGATACCAGAAAGACTGGCTCTCTTGGTGCTTGGGTTGGTGGAAATTCCCTGCATGAAACTACAGGCTCACCGGCAGGTTCAGCCTGTGATGGTGACGGTAATGATGCAACGACTGACTCAGGAACCAAGCGTGTTATCAGTCTCACCTTAATCAGACAAATGATTCAAAAATTATTTGTTGCTGGCAGCGATGCTGACACAATTATGGTTGGGCCGTTTAACAAAGAGGCAATTTCTCAATTAGCTAGTAGTTCTCAGGTTTCCCCTCTTCGCACTGCGGCAAATCCTGAAAAACAAGCTCATGTTGTAGAAGCATGGGATGTTTATGTCAGTGACTTTGGTAATTTCAAAGTTATGCCTAATCGCTTTCAAAGAGAGCGTGATGGCTGGTTTTTAGATTGGGATTTCTGGGCAGTATCATATTTGCGCCCTTTCCACACTCTTGAAATCGCCAGAACTGGTGATAGTAAGAAACAACAGCTTATTGTTGAGTATGGTTTGCTGTCTAAGAACCAAAATGCAAGTGGCTGCATTTATGACCTTACTATTGCGTAATTAGCATAGGATAGGGGGGTGCAAGCCCCCCTACACCTTTATGAATGAAAAAATACTTGAAAGAAAACTACAAAAGAAAACCAAAGAAGAAAAACCCCAAAAGAATAAAAGGGGTAATACTTGGGCTGAAGAACTTGAAACCAAACTAAGTAGTGGTGTTGGCGACAAGAGGATATATCCCAGTGGCTAGAAAGGAAGGAACATTATTAGATGTAACACCGGGGAGACATGAAGTTTTCCATGAGGAACCGGATGGCACTTTCACTATAGAAACAAGGCAGGATTCTCAGGATATTCTTGATGAGAATAAACGCAAATTTAATGCCTATGGTGATAAACTTTCTGTTGGTAAAAGAGGAGATTGGCATCAGGTTGCTTCCATTCCTGCGACCATTATGGATCAATGGATAAAAGATACCGATGGAGAGATTTTGAAAGACCCAAAGATGTTAGCAGCAAAACTCAATGATCCTAATTGGAAGTTGTTGAAAACATCTCCAACAAATATATAGAGGACAGACAATGGCTGGATTACAACCCATTATTACCCACACGCTAACAGCAGGTACTGCTACAGGCACTACAAGAACATCTGCTTTTGCTGATGGGTGTAGTTCTATAATGGTAACTGCAACTGAAGATTGCTTTGTAGCTTTTGATTCTGCTACACCAACAGCTACTACTGCGTCTACTTTTATCACGGCAAATTGGCCTTACACCTTTTATGTTCCACCGGCAGGAATTACTGCTGCTTCTGGTCATAAATTAGCCGCGATAACTGGTACTGGCGCTTCAACTGTTTATGTTACCGAACTAGGGAACTAAGTTTTGATTAATACCTATGCCACGCTGCAAACAGCGGTGGCTAATTGGTTAGACCGCTCTGATTTAACAGATAGGATACCAGAGTTTATTACTCTGGCAGAGGCCCGTATGAACCGGATTCTTAGAATAAGGATTATGGAGTCTGTAAAGGTTATGTCTTTAGTGGGTGGAACTAAAAGATACCCCCTTCCTTCTGATTACCTTCAGTTGAGAACTGTTAAATTTACTAGGTCGGCTTTAGCTACAGATACTTTAGCCTCAGATATGACAGATTCCCAGAACACTGCGGTTCTTACAAACGCCACTCCATCTGGTGGAATTCTTTCTAGCGGGTTTAGTAGTAGCGGTACTGTAATGATTGGATTAGAACAGATGACTTATACGGGAATCTCAACTAATACATTAACAGGAGTTACCAGAGGTGTAAATGGAACCACCGCCGCAGAACATAATGCAGGTAATGTGGTTGCTGAAATATACCCAACTTTTACGGCGGGGAGTATATCTGAAAAGACAAGACCGATTTATCCAATACAGTATGTATCTCCTGAACTACTATCCAGAGTATATGCCGGTAACTCAACTGGCGTACCAAAAGTATATACCATGAGAGCCGGGTATTTTCTCTTTGGCCCTGTTCCTAGTTCTATATATAATTTGGAGATTGACTATTTTGCAAAGGTTGCGGCATTAAGTGATTCCGCAACAACTAATGATATGCTCACAAATAATCCAGACGTGTATTTATATGGGGCATTGTTAGAAGCTGAACCATTCTTAATGAATGATGAAAGAGTGCAGTTATGGGGGATTGCTTTCAAGCAAGCAATGGATGACCTACAACTTCAAGATGATAAAGATTCTCACTCAGGCACTGAGTTGAGAGTTATGAACACAAGCGGGTATCACTAATGGCACTAGACACTGGAAATTACATCAGCGATTTTGATCGCGACAATCCTACAGCAACCGACTTAGTTTCAGAAGGCGATGACGTTCTTAGATTTATAAAGAAAGTTCTTCAGAAAACCTTCCCGGTTGGAACAGATGCTGCTAGTACAACTACTGGAGTAGGGCCGAATCAGGCCGTTCAAGTTATTATAGCTAAGTCTACTGATCCAATAGGAAGTGGTAGTGCTGCTGAATCCATGGGGTTGGTATGGCTTGATACTACAGCCAACTTACTAAAGATTCGCAATCAGGCTAATGACGCTTGGATTACTTTAGCAATTGATCCTGAAACATCAAACTCAGTAGATGTAAACGCAGGAACTATTGACGGGGCCGTGATCGGTGGAACTTCTGCTGCTGCCATTACCGGCACAACCTTAAAAGGAGATACAAGCCTAGAGTTAGCAACAGGCGCAACAGTGACCGGTATTGATAATGCAACTCTAGCAACAGGCAGCGCCACCCTATTAGCGACGCAAGGAGCAGTCAAGACATATGTCGATGCACAAGTTACGGCGCAGGATTTGGATGTTATTTCTGACAGCGGTACTATCGACATTGAT